GGGCGCCCCCGGACTGGCGCGCCCGCCTTACCATCATCAAGCCGCCGGAGGATTACCACGCCGAGGTTGACGCCGCCATCAACGGCGTGGCATTAGACCGGCATTATGAAGCCAAAGCCGCGCGCTACGTCGAGCCCGGCGACATCCTATGGATCGTCGGCATCCGGTCTACCCAAGGCGAAGCCACCAGCGCCTTTCAAGCCCGAGGACTGGCCGCGGGATCGCCGCGCCGCCCGGATCATCCGCCGCGGCCCGCCGGACCATAAAGGGCGGCTTTTTTTCGACAAGCTTTTCTGGGATAAGGGGATCCGCAAGCACCACTGCGGGTTCGATGTTCCCCCGCGCGGGCCGCTAATCCTAGACGACGAAGCATGATCGAACTCATCATCACCGCCTGCCTGATCGCCTCCCCGGACAAGTGCCACGACGAAAGATTCAAGGTGCTCGACGGAAGCATCACACTCATCCAATGCATGATGCAAATCCCGGACTTCGCCGGATGGAAGCAATCCCACCCCAACCATAAGATCGCGGGCTGGCATTGCCGCCCTTACACCCCGGAGAAGGACGTTTAATGTCCATATCCAGAAAGGCGCTAACCCGCGATCGGATCAAAAAGAAAGAAGCGCGCGAAAGCCGCCCGGATAGCATGCCGCCGCCATCGCTTTGCTGGGATATCCACCATTCGGCATGCGCGGATTTGATCAAGATCGTTACCCCGGGATCCGTCGATTGGATCATCACCGATCCGCCGTACCCCAAAGAATTTCTGAGCTGTTACTCCGATCTAGCCGCGTTTGCCGCCGAAGCGCTCAAGCCCGGCGGCGGCTGCTTGGTCATGACGGGACAATCCTACCTGCCGGAAGTCATGCGCCGCCTAGAAGAACGGCTCAAATATTGCTGGGAGTTCGCCTATACCATGCCGGGCGGGCAAGCGCCGCAAATCTGGCCTTTGCGTATCAATACATTCTGGAAACCCCTCCTGTGGTTTTCTAATGGCGCGCCAAGCGTAGGCGATCATTGGGTTGGCGATATTTTGAAATCGGGCGGGCAAGACAAGCGCTTTCATTTTTGGGGGCAATCGGAAAACGGAATGATCGATATCATTCAGCGCTTTACATCGGCGGGCCAGATGATATGCGATCCATTTCTAGGCGGCGGCGCTACAGGAACGATCGCTGTTGGTTTCGGCCGGTATTTCATCGGCGCCGATATAGACAAGGCGGCGTGCGAAAAATCCATCGCCCGGCTGCAAGCTATTCATGGAAAAGGCGGCTAAAGCATGCCAAGCAAGGCGACGATCGGCTGGATAGCGCTTTGGCTGCTGATATTCTTCATGGCCGCGATCTGCGCGGCGATCCTAAATTGCGCATATTGGGGGCTTGACTGCTAATGCCAAAAATGGGTCGGACCTATGGGCAAGACATGCTGCGCGGCGAGTATGAAGGCATCGACGGGACCGGCTCGATCGGGCGGCGCTTCCGCCACGGGGGCGCGAAAGAACCAACCGAAGCGGGCGGCGGCGGCGGCACTAGCATCTTCGACCCGGTGCTTTGCGAGCTGGCCTATGGATGGTTTTGCCCGCCCGGCGGCGCGGTGCTTGATCCGTTCGCCGGGGGCTCGGTTCGGGGAATCGTGGCGGCGCGCATGGGGCGGCGCTATTTTGGAATCGATCTAAGCGCCGCGCAGATCGATGCTAATCGAGCCCAGGCAAGGGCTATTTGCGACTCCGATGCGGGGGCTTTCCCGCAATGGATGCTTGGGGATGCGCGGGACATGGACGGGCTTTTTATGGAAACCGCGCCCCCGCCGGACTTCATTTTTAGCTGCCCGCCTTACTTCGATTTGGAGCGCTATTCGGACGATCCGCGCGACCTTTCGAACATGCGCCCGGACGCCTTCCTGGAAGCCTACCGCGCCATCATCGCCAAAGCTTGCGCCCGCTTGCGCGAGAATCGCTTCGCGTGCTTCGTGGTTGGCGACGTGCGCGCGCCTGATGGCGCCTATCGCAATCTGCCCGGCGAAACCATCGCCGCGTTCCAAGACGCCGGGCTAAAGCTCTATAACGAGGCGATCCTGGTAACCGCAGCCGGATCACTGCCCATCCGCGCCGGGCGGCAGTTCGAAGCAAGCCGCAAGCTGGGCAAGACTCACCAGAACGTCCTTATCTTCATTAAGGGCGACGCGGCGCAGGCCGCCAAGCACATCGGCCCGTGCGATTTCGGCGCGGAGATCGATCCGGAAACCGCGGCGGAAGCCGAATCCCTGGACTTTGAATCATGACCAAGTGGGAGGTATCCGCCAAGTGGGCCGCCAAGGAGATCGATTGCACCCTAGCGGGCATCATCAAGCGCTGCCATGGGACGTGCTGTAGCAGCAAGACCTTCTGGCCGCCCAAAGCCAGCAATGGAACCTGCAAGAACCTGGACCCCCAAAAAGGCTGCATGTTAGGCGATGAAAAGCCGGTCCTATGCCTGCTCTATCCCTTCCGCGCGGCGGGCGGCAAGCTCAACGTGCATGGGCGCGCGCTGGTCGGGCATTGCAAGCCGAACTATAAGCAAGGCGGGCGATCGATCGCGGAGGCGAACCGGGCGAACCTCGCGCTAGTGCTCGGCGAAGCGCAGGCCGACCGCATCATTCAAGCCGCCAAGGATGGGCGCAATTGCGAAGTCGAGGTCCCCCAATGGGTGCTCGACGCCATGGAGGTCGAGGCGCGCTGGGAAGCCGCCAACGCCATCCCCAAAACCCGCGCCGAGATGGCGGCGTCGGATCCGCCCGCGCCCCCGGCGCGGCCGGAGCATCCTTCGCTAGCCGCGCTTCGGGAATAAGGCGGCGGGCGGGGAGGAACGAGGCGACTCCCGCGCCCGCCCGGATCGCGGCTTAACCAAGAACAGCCCATCCGACTCGGCGGTTAGATTATCGCGCCACCATCCGAGTATTCGCGCGCGCGGATGCCAATCCGCGAAGCTTTATACAGCGAAAATCGCGTCCGCCAAAGTAGAAGCGACATGATCGGCGCTGAAAAAGTGGACGGCTTGCTCGAAGTTTTCCGCCAATGCGGCGTGCGGGACGTCAACGCAGATCGCTATTGGTGGGGGTTGTTCAAACTCTTCGAACAATTGTTTTGCGGATGCGAGATTGAAGACGACGAATACAGGGCGACCCCCTTGCCATCCGGCGTGCATTTTAGGGTTTGTGAATTCAATTGCGCGGCTTGGCGCCATGCGCGGGTCCTTTCATTTGGGGTTGCGGCGAAGATGATTCCAAATAGGATCCAGAGGACGATAACCAAGGCAAGGAAAGAGGCCGCCCGCTTGGCCGTGTGGGCGGCGGCGGGCGGCCAGGTGGTCGCAGTCATAGCTGATAGCGCTCTTGCAAGGCGGCGATCCCGGCGGCGATCGCCTGATCGACATTCCAGCCCATTTGCCGATAAAAGCCTGGGTTCCACGCGCATTGGTGCGCGCGCTGGATTGCGGCCTTGTGGTCTCCTAGCTCCGGAAATTTGGCGGCTATCGAGAGGGCTTGCTTCCAATTTCCGGCGTGGGCCGCGCGCTTTAGCAGACTCAGCTTTGTCGGCGGCTGCGGCATGGTTTCCATTCCTTAGTTGTGTGCGTATAGTATAGGCGGCGCAAAGGGCGTTTGCTAGCAAAAAAAGCTATGAAACCAGGACCGAAACCAATCCATCGCAAGGGCGTTCCCGGGGCTTGCATCGTCGAGGATTGCCCCAAGCAGATTTTCGCCCGCGGGCTTTGTCACTCGCACTATCTGGTCATGCTGGACGCCGAGAAGCGCGCCGGGTGGGTGGTCGGCAAGAACGGCAAGGCGAAGCCGGGGCGCGGCGCGCTTGGCGAGCGCGGAACCAGCAAATACAGCGGCGCGGGCACGCCGCCGAAGATCATCCACGACGAGTCGACCATCAAGCGGATCCGCGACCTTGGCGGGCTGCAATGCACGCTGACCGAAGTCGCCGGGGTGCTGCAATGCCACGTTGAAACGCTGCGGAGCTTCCTTGCCAAGCATGAAGACGCGGCTGACGCCTATCGGGACGGCAAGGAGAACGGCAAGGCTTCGCTCAGGCGCATGCAGTTCGTCCTTGCTAAGCGATCGGCGGCGATGAGCATTCATCTCGGCAAGAACTATTTGAACCAGCGCGACAATTTGGAAATCGGCCCGATCAATGGCGGCTCCCTGGAAACCGACCTGGGATCCGAGGAGAACGCGACCGCGCTGCTCCGGGCCGTGCGCGCGGAATCGGAATAGCCGCATGCAGAAGGAAGCCCCGAAAAAGGGGTGGGAGCAAATCTATCGCGAGCTGCGCGAGGAGTGGCGCGAAAAGCCGGTCGCTTACGCCAAGCACCGGCTCGGCATGACCGCCACCCATCAGCAACGCGAGCTGCTCAACGCCATCAAGGAGCCCGGCGCCAAGGTCACCGCCAGATCGGGCCACGGCACCGGCAAAAGCGCGGCGCTTGCGGCGTCGATTTGGTGGAAGCTCGAATGCTTCGATTTCTCGAAGGTGCCGTGCACCGCGCCAAGCGCCGTGCAGCTCCGCGACATCCTTTGGGCGGAAATCGCGAAGTGGTATCGGCACAGCCTGGAAGTGAGCCGCGCCTGGGGCATGCCGCCGGAATTTTGGCTCTCATCGCTCTTCGAGATCACCCAGGACAAGATCGCCGCCCGGGGCGCGCCGAAGGAATGGTTCGCGGTGGCGCGGACTGCCCGGCCGGAGCAGCCCGACGCCTTGCAAGGCTTCCACGCTTCGGACATCACCATCTCGGAAGATGGGCGGACCATCGTCGTCGATGAAGTCGGCGTCGATACCCACAAGGGCCAGATCATGTTCGTGATCGAGGAGGCGGGCGGCGTCCATGACAAAATCTTCGAGGTCGCCGAGGGTGCTTTGAGTTCGCCGAATGCGGCCTTGCTTATGGGCGGCAATCCAACGCGCTCGACAGGCTACTTTGCGGCGTCGCATAAGCAAAATCGTGGGGAGTTCATCACCCTCCACTTCAAAAGCTCGGACTCGCCGCTCGTCTCGCCGGATTATCGCCCCGGCTTAGTCCGCAAATTCGGCGAAGGCTCGAACGTTGTCAGGGTCAGGGCGGATGGTGAGTTCCCGAGGGTTGATGATGATACGCTGATCCCGCTCGACGCCGTCGAAGCGGCGATCGCGCGCCCGCACATCGATGAAATTTCGCCGGGCGACCGGCGGCTTGGAGTCGACGTTGCGCGCTATGGCGACGACAGGACCGTCTTCGTTCTGCGCGATGGCCCGAACGTCGAGCACATCCGGGTCGAGGCGAAGATCGACACTTCGCGCTGCACCGGCATCATCGTCAATCTGATCCGCAAATGGCACGCCAACAGCGTTCACTTGGACATCAGCGGCGGCTTGGGCGCGGGGCCTTACGACCGCTTGCGGGAGATGCAGCGCGCCGGGAAGCTGCCGGAAGGGTTGGTCCTGGTCGGCGTCAACGTCGCCGAAAAGGCCCCCCATCGGACGGGGCTGGACATCGATCACCAGCCGTTCCGCTTGCGCGATTATATCTGGCTTGAAATGGCGAACTGGATCAATACCGGCGAGCCGTCCTTCGCCGAGATCCCGCGGGACGCCGCCGATGATCTCGCGGGCGAATTGTGCAGCGTTCGCTATGCCATAGACTCAGCCGGGCGGCTCGTGATAGAGAGCAAAGATGTGATGAAGCGGCGCGGGCTTCGATCTTGCGACTTGGCGGACGCGCTCGGCACCACGTTCTTTAGCGCCGGGGTTATCGGCCCGGGCGCGGCGCTCTTCGAGATCGTCCGGCAGCAAGCCGCGGCGATCAAGGCGAAGCAGAAACTGTTGGAGCATAGCGATGGCGGGGAAACAGCCGCGTAAGGAATCCAAAGGCAAGCCGAAAAAGTCGAAGGGCGCGAAAGCGCCGCCCCCATCCTCAAAGCCCATCACCCCGAAGAAATGACGCGATTTAAGGGGTTCGTCGAGAAGATCTGCGACGGCATCGATGTCGCGCAGATGCGCGATTGGGTGCTGCCGATCCCGCTTTCCGAGTGGCCCCGCGCCCCATCCCCGACCGTAGACCCCTACATCATCGGCTTCCCGGCGATCGTAAACATGCCCGCTTGGCATAATTTCGCCAAGCAAGCCGGAATGATGATCGCGCAAGTCCGCATGATGGATTTGCCGGAGCTTCGCAATAAGAAGCTCTACGACTTCAAGATTTCAACCCTGGTTCCCTGGCAGTTTCTCGGAACCCATGCGCACGGCATCGGGCCGGACATGGCGAAGTGGTGCTTCCGGGTTCACATTCCGATCCTGACCAACCCTTCCGCCTTTTTCATCATGGATAAGGCGTATAATCTCGAAGTCGGATCCGCCTATATGGTCAACGTCGAGCGCCCGCATGCGGTCGTTAATCACGGCGAGGACCGGCGCATCCATTTCATGTTTGAGGCGGATGATGTTTAGGTGGGCGGATAAGCTGCCGGACGAAGTCAAGAAGTCGCCGCCGCCGCCGGATCCGCGCCGGGAAATGATGAAGTGGTTCGGCTACGCCCATCTTCCGGAGCATTTGCAGCAGGTTAGCGCCCACTTCGCCGGGCTAGCGCTATGGATGCTCGATAACATCCAAGCCGGGCCGGAAGCGGCTGTTTCTATGCGCAAGCTTTTGGAGGCGAAGGACGCCGCCGTCCGGGCGTTTATGGATGGCAAAGCCGCCGCGGCCGAGAAAAAAGACCCGGCGGGATAATTCGACCGCCGGGTCAGTACACTTCCACACAACTAAGGGAGGAACCGCCAAGGGAAAGGAAAACCACAAACGGATCCGCGAGCTAAGCATGGCAGAAGATT